GATAAGTTTTGCCCAAGGAAAGCAATCATATCAATTAGCGCAAGGTATTCACTCGATTCAATGTAATCGTTAAAATCTTCTGGATAGTTTTGACGCAGATAGTTAATCATTGTGCGTCTTAGATTATCAAAATCGTAGCTTTGGAAATCAGCGTTTCTAAAGCTTTGGTATATTCTTTTCCAGTCCTCTGCTACTAGTAGCCTAGACTGTCTATCATTTGCAGACATATCATTTTCCTTGTTTACTTAATGTATTTACCTGAAATGATAATGTGTGTATTTAATTTCTATGCTTGCAGTAAACCATTGTCTTTATCAAATTTAAAGCGTAACTGATCAGTTACTCCAAATGGAAGAAAGTCTATAGTGCAATCTATTTGAATGCCTTGCTCATACGTATCAATTTCAATATTACTTGCTTGTATTCTAGGGTCATAATTAATAATACGGGTAACGTCTTCTATAATTGCTTCTTGCACTTCGATAGTAAACGGTTCATATAAAATATCCCAAATAATAGTGCCAAATGTAGGATCACTTAACTTTTCAGTTTGTCTTATATGGAAGTGATTTATTAAGTCTTGCTTAATAAGTTCAAAGTCATATATACTAAAACTTTTAGTATCTGCAACTGTAGAGAAACCTCTATATTTTCTACCAGACGTTGCTGTCTCTGTAGGCGCATTTACTGTTACTCTTTTATATAGATTTTTTTCTAATTGGCTCATACTATATTTACCCTTTATCTGCCACGGTTGCCGCTTGTTGGCGACACTACGGTTGTACCAGCACTATTATCTGTTGGGTCTGATGTTGGCAACGTTTCCTGTGCTTTTTTAATTTCTTGTTCTAGAGAACGGAGTGCATCTGCTTCTTCATTATGACATCTATTAACAACACTTTGCCTAACAGCAGGTTCACTACTACGGAAGTATCGCATGCCATTATCTGCTCTACGCTCGCTATATATTGCTCGAATTATTGCTGCGTCTGTTGGTTCAGATATGCTTATTGCAGTGGGTGGGTAACTTAGACTAGCAAGTGCTCGTTTAAATACAGTTCCGGCGCCGCCTACACCGTGTTGAATAGCAGTAGACCATACAACATTTTTTACGGTCATAGATCGTAAGTTAGTATCAAGCGTAGTTCTATTTGCAATTTTCTTGTAACAAGGAATATAATATTTAGATACTACGTATTCGTGCTGTGCTTCTGCACCTGATGCAGAACTCATAATCTGTTTCCAAGCTGCTTGATACGGGTTTGTTCCTGCTCGTGCTCCTGATGCTCCGCCTGCTTCTGTTAATTGAGATTCTAAACTAGGATGATTTACAGCTAACCATCTATGAAAATCTCCCATAACTCCTCGACTTGCTGCAAGCTGGTAAGTACCATAACTGTAGCCGCCGGTACTATCCCATCCAATAGTTGCAGGATTTCCTCTTGATTCGTATCTTGCACTTAATGATCCTAATTCCGAATCAAAGTCAAAGTCACTTGTATAGTCTCCTTGTGGCACAGGCGTTTGACCGTGTCCAGAGCCACCGCTACCATGACCAGTGGTAATATTGCCGCCACTTCCACTTACAAATGCACTAGAAGTTCTGCCTCGTAAATTCTTATCAAACGTATCAGGAGTAACTATTCTATCTGCCGACGGCAATGGGCCTGGAGATTCTCTATCAGTATGTACTTTCTTAAATGATTCTGGGTCTAAGTTTTCATGATGCGGCCACGGTTCGTGTTGTGGTGATCTTGTTAGAATAGACTCGTATCCGCTTATTACACCGCCAGCTTGTATTCTAGGCAACATAACTGTATTTAATTGTTCAACTTCTTGTGCAGGATTTGCAGGCGAAGCTGCTGGTCCATTCATATGCACATATTTTGCTGTTTCTCTATGATCTTTACCGCTTTTAATGTGGGTATATCCTACAGCCGTTAATTTATTATCTTTACCGCTTTTAATATGCAGCGTATTATTAGTATCGATATATTGCGACTCTTTTACTTTTACGTAATGATTTTTTTCTACAGTAATTTTACTATCTTGACCCACGTGTAAATTAAAGTCGTTTTTTGATTCAATTTGTACTCTGCCGACGTCGTTTCCTATAGCCCTGCCAGCAGCTTTAATATTAACATTTCTACCAGCTTCCATGTTTATATCACGTTCAGCAGTAATGTTTAAGTCAGTTTCGGTCATAATGCTAACACTGTCTTGTGCATGAATATCAATCTTGCCGTCACTAGACATTTCGATCCAAGTAGTGCCACGTGCATTTCCAATATAGATTAAATCTTCTGAATTATGCATTAATATTTGATGGCCTGTCCTAGTTCTTAATCGAAATAATTCATTTTGAGGTATTGTGTTATCGCCGCCGGCTTCAGGTGGGTTAGTTCCTTTATTTTTATAAATTGGAGGACCTTCTTCTGCATGTGTTGCGCGGACAAAGTTTTCATCGCCGTCATCCATTACAAATGACGATCCTCCTAATCTATTAGAAGGAACTTTAACTTTTGCTCCTAATGGTCCCATCTCCATAGAAGGTGCGCCATCTCTGTAATCCTTTGGACCAGGCGAACTAATACCAAATACCATACTCGGCATTTCCCGTCTTGCACTACTTGTAGTTGTTCCGCGAGACTCGTCATTTAATAAACCTTGCACTTCTAACGTTTCAGTAAAATCTTTGTTGTACGGTTTATTAAAGAGTGTAGGATCTACTGTTGCTCCTGTTTCAATTGCTTTGTTATATTCGCCTACTGGAAGCTTTCTATCTTGTAAATTCGGCGGAGTAACTCCTGTTGTATTTTGGGTGGATGCTTTGCCATCCGGAACAGCAAAGTTCATATAATCTGCAGGAATACACCCAATCCAATAGCCGAAGTTTGCATTGCCTTCTGCAAACATTACAAGTACTTTAGTTCCTACATCTGGCGGAACCATCCACATGCCGTATGCTTTTTGTGTATGCTCGTAGCCATCGTTTGCAGTAAGTGCTGAATTAGGAGTTACTCCATAAAATGGACTTAAATATCTAACATTTAACAACTGTCCAGTACTCTCTGGAGTGCCAGCAGAACTAGTGTATTTTAGTAGTTCAACAGTAAGCCCTCCCATATAACGAGTGTCAAGATTGTTAACCACAATAGCTTCATACGGACCTGAATCTTTAAATCCAGTAGTCATACCTGCTGCTGTTCTTGTATATTTTCCTGTTGCCATATTTACTGTAGTCCTTTATTATTGGGTTAAGGGGTAACCACTTTTTTGCCTGTATTAAAATCGTATCTGTCAAACCCGGCTTTGAGTGGCTCGTATTTATACGGGTTCGCAGAGTCTGCTAATCGCTCATTAGGTGAAGCATCTAAAGTTACTGTTTGAGGCTTTACTTTTGTTGGATCTGCTCCTGGTGCGCCTATTTTAGGTCCGGCGCCGCCAAACGCATCTAAATTAGTCGACACCGTTTCTGCTGCTTTAGCTCGTAATTCAGCTATTGCAGCGTCAGGTCCTGATATTTTTTTTGTTACTGTACTACCTACTCCCGGAGCAGTATTTGGTAAGCACGGAGGAAGATTACTTTTACTACCAAGCTTACCAAGTAGTTTGTCCTCAATTTTTGCGCCAATGCCGCCAAACGCTCCTAACTTATCGTCAAGTAGTGAAGTTGCTTTTGACACAACAGATCCTATAATTGCGTCTTTAGCTGCATCCAGTGATCCAACGCCTGATTTAACAGCTCCGCTAATTATATTACTAGCTGTTACTGGTCCTGCTTTTTTTGGATCAGTAGTAATCGAAGTTTCTACTACTGTTCCGTCTTTACTAGCAGTAGAGCTCTTTTGTGTTGTTGGTCGTTCATTACTTAAAGATGTGTCTGGTTTAAAGACAGGAACATCGTTAGCTTCTTTTGTTACAAATTTACGAGAAAATTTAGCTACCTCAAGTAATTCAGGTGTTGCTAGTTGTTTTTTTAATTGATCTGGGTACATTGTTTTAAGCCAAAAGTGTAAAGGCATAAAAAGACCAGATGGATATCCTTTAACTATTCCTAATGTTTCTCCATAATACCATTGATCATTAGTTGGCCAAGCACCGTTATGAAACACATCTTGGTCAGGGTCTACTACTATAAATATTCTAGCAGGTCTACCGTCCCATGCGGCTTTAGCATCATCAAGGGTTTGGTAAACTAATGTATTATTTTTGTTGCGCCATCCTTCTTTAGGATTATTAGGAACTGCGGCGCCTTGATCTGTTTTTGCGCTGGAAGTTTCTGGTGTTTCATCTTCATCTATCATTACGTGGACCCTAATATTCCTTTAACCTTGGCTTTTCCTGCATTAGAAACTGCTGCTATTTGTGTATTAGCAACACTATTTACTGCACTGCTAATATTGCCAGTAGCAGCTTTGGCTTGCGCTTTTAAATCAGTTGCAGCTTGGCCTTCTTCTGGTGTGCCGCCGTCATACTCTGCCATTACCTTGGACCCTTTAATAGACTTTTAATTTTAACTTTGCCTGCGTTTGTTGCAGCATTAATGCCTGCGGTTGCAGCATTATTGGCTATTGTAGATTGATACTCTCGTATATTATCTGTAGCACTTGTCAATGCAGCTGACCCTGTGTAATTACCAAAGGCATCGGCAAAAGGGCTACCGCTTGTTGGTATAAATCCGCCTGAAATAACTTTAGTTAAATCTTGCACTTTTACTAATCCAAAATCTACGCCGGCTATTTCAGATTTTATTTTGCTACCAATGTTAGCTAAGTTTCCTTCCATTTCTTTTAATGCTGCTTCAGCGCCAGCAGTTATATCTGCTGCAATTGCTGGATTTATGATTCTAATATCATCTTGAACGGGTGCAGGAATACAATCTATTCCTGGTCTCTGTGCGCCTACAGTTCCGTCACTTCTAACTTGGTCTTTGCCATTCTTTATATCTCCGTTTACATTAATAAAGGCGGTGTTTCCTGAAGTCGCAGCGTCATTTTGCTTTTTACGCCGTATTAGTTTTAAATTTTGTTTAAATTGACCTTTACTAAATGAATTTGTAACTGCCCAAGCCTGGAATAACCCACTAAACTGTGGAACAATTATTGGCATTTCCATTGTGGCTCCTTTAATTTGGTAATCAAATGGTGTTCTAAAGTTTACATCAAGAAATACAGGACCTTTATGATACGGCATAGTACCGTCTGCGGTAATTTGAGGACTAAATCCTGTTTTTGCTACGTAGTTTCCTATTTCTTGTGGAACAAAAAACGGGTCGCCGTAAATTTCCATTTCAGCAGAAATCATGTCTATTGGTAAGTTTGTAATTCTATCATGAAACATTTCAGCAACTTGTCGACGTATGTCTGCGCTGCGTGTGCCAGCTGGATTTGCTACTCGAGTATCTGTTTGAGTTCCGCCGCTGGCTTCTTCTTTAGTTTCTGCATCATTGTCTGTACTAGGGCCTGCGCCATCTTGCTCTGGTTTAGTGATTGTTCCAGAGTCTACATCAGCAACTGTACCAGCATTTGCGCCATAATTTGCTAATGCTGTTGACATAAATGCATTATTAAAGTTAATATCAAAGCTTAAAATATCTTCGTTTTTTCCTGTATAAATGTAGTTGTATGCTTTAACAGCTTCTTGTTTTAACCCATTAGTGTTTTTAGGTGTTTTATTATGCCCAACTGTAACAGCTGAGTCTACTTCGTAAGTCTCAACACTATACACATAAACTTTAGGTTTTTGTCCTTGCTGTAATTCTGATAGTGGGTTATCATCAATGAATACAAATGTATTAATCTTAAACCATTTGTTTAATCCGTTTTTAGATTCTTCTGTAGAGTTCTCTGCGGCATACTCTGTTTGCACTACTAGTTGTTCAATAATATTAGTAATTTTCTCATTTTGAGAAAACATATACTCTCTTGCTTTGTCTGCTGCTTGGGCTCCAATAGCAGAGCGGTCAACTTTTTGTGTTACTGGATTAACTACTTGATCAGGATCAGCTTCTTTTTTATTTCCTGCTGCATTAGTATCTTCATTAAGTGAGCTAGTTCCAATTGCATTCATTAATGTAATATCTTCAGCAAATGTTTTTAGTACTGCATAAGTATTTGATGGTGGTGTAATTGTTATAATTTTTTCAGAATATTGAGCTGATTTCGATGCGGCATCCATACTGCCAACGCTGCCCGATTTTTGTTGGGCAAGCTCTTCTGGTGATGTAGTAAATGCAGTATCTGTAACTGTTCCTTTATTCAATGCATCTGTTATTAAATGACTTTCTTTAGGAAATACTATAAGATATCTATCACTTGGTGCAATTGCGCCTGCAACTTCTAAGCCTTGTAAATGTCCGTTTATCGCAGTTGTTAAAGAATTATCATTTGTTTCAAGAACTTCATGCAAAAAAGTTCCTGATGTTTTAACTGGAGTTTTTATTTTATTAACTTGATCAGACAATCCTGCTTCACTCATTGGAATTGCTTTCACTGCATAGCTACTGCCAGATCCAGACACACTAAACTCCATATTAATAAACTTAATTGGCATAAAGATAGGACGGTCTTCGTAAGGAGCTTTAATCCGTGTGCCTGCTCCTTCGGGCTCCCATCCTACAAATTCAATTTTTAAACAAAACGGAGCATCTAAATAATTTTTATATCCGGCGACACTTGCTGAGCCGACAATAGCTTGTATAAAGTTACCCATACTATATGGCTCGAGTACATTAAACTCTATTGACGTGCCTAGGGCAACTCTAGTATTTGGATTTGGTGCAATAACTGCATCGACATTTAAATCATCAATATAGTATTCTGCGTGGGTTTGCGAGCCAAGGTGACCAAGCTGTGGAGCGCCTGCAACGTTGCCGGCGTGTTCATCAGCAACTTGATATCTTTTACCTAAGTCGCCGCCGCTACTTTGTATTATATAATTCTTAAAGCCACCTGCATTTCTGTATTTTTCTGGATTATTATATTCTTCTGTGTCAAGTATACCTAAGGTAATTTTATAGTTAAAGCTTTCGTACTTCCTTAACGGGTTTGGAATTTTACTAGCTGAAGTATCATTACCGTTGTATATATCTACCGGACCATCGTCAATAAGATTAAATGCTGTATTATTCTTTGTGTTTTTATATTGACTAGTTGTTAGCGAAAATGCCTCTCCAACAAGTCCTTGAAGTTCAGCAGCTCCTTTTTCAACTATTTTTAAAGGAGTATCTTTTAAACCTAAAAGTTCAGGTGCGTCGCCAATTAATCCTTTTAATTTATTTTCAACTAAACCAAGTAATCCGCTGCCTCCGAGTAATCCTCCTATAGCGGCGCCTTTAGCTCCATCAAGGAGTCCACCTATTGCTCCGCCTAGTAATGCTGCGCCAACTTTATTAGTACTTAATGATCCGCCTGGTATTTTTCCGCTAATACTTGCTTCAACTTTTGCACCGACTGCGTCACTGACTGTACTAACTGACGCAGTTACCGCGCTTGTGACCTTACTTGTAGCTGCTGCTTTTAAATTAATAGCTGGCATATTAGATTCCCAACGTAGTTCGTAGTGATGTTTCGTCAGGAATATATATCTCTGTTCCTGCTACAAAATCAAATACCGGATCTTTTAAAATATCTAAATTACGCTGGGCAAATACCCACCATAATTCTTTTCTTCCATATGTAATATGTGCAAGTAAATCAGGGCGGTATGTATATTCTGATGTTATTGTAAATAAAATATCTTCGCCGCTTATAGGCACTGGGCGCGGTATCAATATATCTAAGTACCCACTAGGAGTTATTGGTGTACTTGCATACGGACTTAAACTATTACTCATTATACAAATCCCTCTTGGCCACCAATCATATTACCACTAGCAAATTTATTTAAACTAAATCCTGCTTGTGATCGTCTTGCATATTGTGGTTGTAACGTAACTGTTATTGAACTTTGCGTAGGAACATAGTTAGGATGACCATCTACAGAACACTCAATATAATCAACATCTACTGGCAAATCAGTTGTGAAGTTTGTTATTACTACTGGTATGTCATTTAATACATGTTTACCGTAACCGTTTAGTCTACACACAACAGGCGGCGCACCTAACGGTTTGCTATTTCCATAAAACATTTTAGTTGCACTTCTTAAAAAGTGCAAACATGCAATCCAATACCTTGCATCATTTTGGTTTTCTTGGAAAAATTCGCCAGTTAGTGTAATTGCATCTACTTGACTACTTTCGTATGCATTATACACATAGTTTGTATGCGTTGGCTGCACAGCAGCATAATTTGCACTGTGACTTAATAATACTGTAGGGTTAAACGGAAATATCATTCTATTTCCTGTTGCAGTTGCACTAGTTGCGCCTATGCCGTTATCTAGTAACGGTTTAATAACATTTCCAACGTGAAAGAGTGAAGGGACACTTATGCTAACCCTCCAGTCTCCGAATTCTGTATTTGTAATGTTAGAAGAAATAAGTGCTCGAGATACTGTTCTGCCGTTACTACCAAATCCGCCAGTTTGATTGATAAAATTAGCAGCCAATTTTCCTAGAGGACCCAAGCTTCCAAGTTGTTGTGTTACTGCATCCATTGCGGCATTTTGGAGCGTGTCTTTTACATCGCTTACAATGCTGCTCATAAAATTCGAAGCAGAAGATTTTATTGAAAAGGCCATAATTTATTTTGTCTCCTATACTACTATTTAGTTGACAAAATTAAGTTAGTAGTTTATAATAAGTATAACAAATGGAGAATTTATATGCGCCCAAAGAATTATTTAAACAATAAAGATATACTTAAAGAAATACATAAGTCGAAAAACCAATTTAATAGCTTTCTTGCTCCGGAATACGGGCAGTATGATATTATTTTGCCGAGTGTAGACAAAATAAATCGATTAACTGTTACAGAAGCAAAGCGGAATAAAGCAAAGAAGATGTCTTCTGCTGAATATGATCGAAGGAAAAAGCTCGGAGAAAAAGTTAAGCAAGCAGAATGCGAAACATTATATACTGAAATTACAAAAGAAGAATTAATTTTCCGAGTAATGACATTTGAACATATTCCAGAAGAACCTGGACGTAAAAAGAACCCAAAGACTGTTGCTGATACTAGAGTTAAACTTCCGTTTCCTCCTTTCCATCATTACAAGTATAACGATGAAGGAGAAATTATCCTAGTAGGTAAAAGTCACTGGGTAGGCGGCATGGACAACGGTCACTTTAGTCATCAACACGGCAAAGCAACTAATACACTTGCTATGATGTGGTTAAAACTTGTTGATCGGTATGCAACTCGAGGAAATGTACGTGGATACACATACAACGACGAGATGAAAGGTCAAGCAATACTACAATTAGCACAAATTGGACTACAGTTTGACGAATCTAAGTCAGATAATCCATTTGCATACTATACTGCCGCTGTTACTAACAGTTTTGTGCGTGTTATTAATATTGAAAAGCGTAATCAAAACATTCGAGATGATATTTTAGAAATGAATGACTTGTCGCCAAGTTATACCAGACAAAATCAAGGAGAATGGGAAGCAAGCGTTAAAAGAAACGAAGATGCTCCACTTACCCAGTTTGCAGAATACAAATCCAAGAAATAGGTTGACAACTGTTGCATTTTACTATATACTTGTACATGTACATATGGAGAACTAAATTTGTTTAAAAAAGCTGCGGTATTTACGGACATTCACTTTGGTCTAAAAGGTAACAGTCGTATACATAACGAAGATTGCGAAGAATTTATTGATTGGTACATAGAACAAGCACAGGCTGCTGGTTGTGAGACTGGTATTTTCTGCGGAGACTGGCATCACAACAGAAATTCACTTAATCTTACCACTATGGATGCTACAATTAGAAGCATGGAAAAGCTAGGTGCTGCATTTGAGAAGTTTTACTTCTTTGATGGCAACCAT